TGCTCAGCCTTGATGGTGGTGAACGACTCCAGCAAGGCATCGAACTTGGACAGCACGGGGGCCACGGCTTCGGCCATCGCCTTTTTCAGATCTTCGGGGGCCATCCCCTCGCCTTCCATCTCGGTTTCGGCTTCGGGGGGCTCAACAGCGGGGGCCGCGTCCTGTGCCTGCAGCATCTCTTGGGCTTTCAGGATGGCCGCGAGTCGCTTCATTTTTTCAGACCGGTCGGCATCCATTGCCATCACCTCCGCGACCATCGCCGCGAAGTAGTCCATCTCGTTCTCCTGCATCGGCTTGTCGGCGTAGGCATCCATCCCCTCAGCCGCCAGCACCCTCTCTTCACCGGCAGCCACTGCGGCTTCGCGGATCGTCATCGGCTTCCCCTTGCTTTCAAAAAGTCCCGCATTGGTGGCGGGAGTCTGGACAAGATCGACGCTGTGTACACGCTCTACCGTCTCGACAATCACCCGCTGGCCGTCCATCCGCACCGTGCCTTCAGCATGATGACTCAGGCCGATCCGGTTCGGGTTGCGTTCTGCTGCCTCAGCCACGAGTTCCGCTTGCGGGTGACTCCGCAGGTAGTGCAGATCGCCGTAGACGCCGTCCGCTTCCTGCCGCACGTTCCTGATCCACCCGAACGCCTCAGCCAGTGGCCGGTCTTTCCGCTCGGTGGCAGGATGATCGACGTTGACAGGGGCCCCCTCGTACAGGCGGGCAGCCTCAGACATTGCACGGGGCGAGTACTTCCGCCCGTTCTTGCTGTCTGGCCCGAGAATACGCACACCCTCGATCAGTCCGGCTTCCCGGTCCACTCGGCGGGGGGCGATTGCTGTCTGTTCGGTGAGTCTCATATCTCGATTGTCGAGACAGCACAGACCACCGCAATATCAGAGGGGACAAAATGCCACGTTCATACAAAAGGCACCTTCCGTAAAATTTTACGGAAGGTCATCCCAGCACTCTCACCCGACGTGCTTGCGGCTCGCGAGTCGTTCGCAGGTAGCACCGACAGTTTGGATGCGCAGGCGGGCCACCGTTCGCCACGACTGATGCAGCAGCCCTGCTGCCGCCCGGTGCCAACGCATTCTCTAACACCAGCCCCCACAGATCAGGCACCTTGCCATTGAGGGGCCGACACAGCGGGCAGACCTTCGAATCCTGCTCGGTCACCCATCGCGTCACCATGTTGAACCCCGCCGCCTCGACTGGTAGCCGTGCCGCAACGGTGCCTGCCGTCTGTGCCTGTGTCGTGGCCGTGGCAGCCGTCACAGCGTCACGCTCTGGCCCGAGGGCCGACACCAGCACGCTTTCCACATCCGCAGTCGTTCCGGTCCGCAGCACGTCAGCCGATGCCGTCACGATGTCGCGGGCTGTGCTGATTGACGATCCGGCACTCTCAGCCGCCATCGCTGCCGCCTTGACCACCGCCTCGCGATAGGCTGCCGCCGCCGTTGCATCGTCCGGCTGTTCGCCAACGAGTTCCCCGACGTGCTGCCTGTACGTGGCGAGAATCACCGCCAACAGGATCAACGTGAGTTCCTGCCGTCGCTCATCCTCCCAACGTGCCCAATCCGCAGCAGTGACCCGCGTCACGTCTGGAGGCGTGCCGAGTTTCTCCCGCAACTCTCGCCGCTGCCGTGCGGTCAGTCGTGACAGCCGCCGGGCAAAGTCACGCTCCACGCCCATCCTGTCGGACAATTCGCTCATTTCTTCGTGCTCTTCCCGGCCTTGCTCATGGCAATTGCGACCGCCTGCTTCGGGGGCTTCCCGGCTGCGATCTCGGCCCGGATGTTGGCCTGAATGGCCTTCTGACTGCTCCCCTTCTTCAATGGCATTGCTTCAACTCCTGCAAAAAGTGTCAATTTGGAATCTCGCTGATCTCAGCCAAGATCCCGCCGGACGGTGTATGGATCGCCTTTGTGACCTTAAACTTTGTGCCGCGCGGATACAGCACCTCCGCTTCCGTTCGTCCCTGCATTGATACCCCAGTGATATCAACGCCGCTTTTTCCATTCACAACCAGAATCACATTTCCCCTGTATGTGTCCTTGCTCTTGAACGCCTCAGCCTCTCCCGATGCTGCCTTGGCTCGCGTCGAGATATAGGCATCGTCCGTGAATGTCCCTCCGGTTTGCAGCATTGAAGCGATCTTTCGACCGGCTTCGGTTTCTGTATCAATCTGGAATGATCGCAAAGTCCGCCCCGGCTTCTTGGGTGCACGTTCCAAATAACCATCGAGGGACTTTGTGATCTTCTGCGTGTCAACGCTTGGTTTTCCGGATCGCAGTTCAGAGTTCACTTTCTGGAACTTGTCCGTCGTATAGTCCTTCACGGCATTGATCTGCGTCGCCGTAGGCTTCTGTTTGGGTGTCTTTTTTTTTACAGCACCAGACATAGAGCCGCCCCCGCCTCCCCCGCCCGCACACTGATTTCCCGGCTGGAATCCGCCTGCACCGATGCCGCAATTCTCCTGCAGATTTCCAAGAATGGCCCGGGCTTCGGGCAGGGTAGACACGCTCTCCAGTGCCGCAGTCACAGCCGCCGACAGTGTGCCGTTGTTTTGGCGACAGTCGCCACAATCGCAGGACTCGGAGACGTTCCCCACGATGCCCGCCGCCCAATCAACGCCAGTTGTCCCGCCCCATCCCAACCACGCGACGTATCCCGCATCTCGCCACGGCTCGGCCTTGAACTCTGGCGACACCTCCGCGTTCTTCCGGTGCCGTGCGAACGCTGCCATCCTGCCGACCGTCTCGCGGGAGAGTCGCTCCCCGCTGGCCAGTTGATTGGCACGAGTCCAGCCGACTTGCGTCATCCCCTGCACCGCGTCGCCGTGCTCATCTCGCCAGCGAAGCACCTTCTTCGCGTTGTTCCTAGCGGCTTCCGGGGCATCGTAGGATTCTTCAGCCTCTCGCATTGGGAAAGGACTGGGGGCCGCAGGTGGGGCCGCAGGTGCCTCCTCCGCTCGATTGCGTTGCTCCTCCTCCCAGTCCAGACCGGCCTGACGTGCTGCCGTCCTCTTCGACAAGATCCCCGCGTTCAACTGGATCGCCGCCACGTCTGCCAACTCTCGGGCATTGCGACTGGCCACGCTGGGCTTTTGGCATGTGATCTCGATGGCCGCTTCGATCTCCTGCCACGGCCTCTGGGGAAGAATGCCGCGTTCCCATTCGTACCGCAGCACCTTCCACAGAAGACGCATCAACTCGCGAGAGTAGAACGCCTGATCGGCCTCACGGGCTTTCACGAAGGGGCTTTCCGCTACAAGCGTGCTGCTGTAGTTGGCGTTGCTCGCATCGCCGGACACCATGTATTCCGGCATCGCCCAGCGTACGCCGATCACCCGCAGCATGTATTGCGACACCTCCAGAAAGCCGCTGTTCCGCTCAGCCCCCATCGGCCCGGGCTTGTAGGTCAATCCCGGAGACGGCTTGAGGATCGTCCCCGGCTTGTACCGTTGGACGTTCTGCGGCTTCGCGCCACCGCCGACAATCTGCCGCCCGTACTGTGCGACGGCATCCGATGCCCCTAGCGTCTGGATGCTCGCTTGGCTCGTTCCCGGGGGGGCTTCCAAGATCCACGCGATAGCGGACTGCAGGGCCGCACCTTCAGCCATGTTCCGCCGCAATTTGGCTTCTCTGGCGATCTCCTCGACGATCAAGAATGTATCGCTCACTCCCCGCTTGGCGTTCCGGCTGACGTTTCGCCGGATGTGCAGCATCCTCCGCTCAGGCACGTAATCCCAATCCATCCCGCCGTCATCTCGGCTCAGGTGGTAGCCCATCGCGATGTGCGGACGGCTAGCAGGAGAACGAACACCGAAGCTCCACGACGTGACGCCGTCGTAGTCGGCCAGCCACTCGTCCAACTGCCGCGTGTTGCCGGGCTCCCGCACTTGATCGGGTTCCACGATGCACAGCCCCGGGCGACCTGCCTTGCCCGGTTCGAGGTACGCGAAGACTTCGCCATCCTCTCGGCTGCGGTGATGTAGCTCACGATCCAGCGTGCCGGTCATGTCCACGTCATCGACGAATCGGTTGATGACTTGCTGACACAGATCCACCAACTGCTGGTCATCGCCCTGTGCGGTGAACTCGAAGCCGTTGCCGAAGGTGTATTCCGCCAGCCGATCCAATGCCGCCGCGTTAACGGGCGTCAGCAGTGCCAGATTGCGGGCAGCACCACGGATGTAGGCCAGATCAACTTCCGAGTCGTAGTACGGTTTGAACCGCCCATCCAGCCGATCTGTAGCACTGGTGAATGGGTTGACTGCCGTCAGATAGCCGAAGGTGGGGTCATCGTACAGGTAGCCCCTCCGGTCGATTGTCTCCGGGACGAACGCTTCCATCAGGTTCCGTATCGCTTCGCTCATTGTCCCGCCTCGTCCTTTTGACACGTCGTCCGCACCGCAGACACTCGCGGTACTCAATCCGCCCCACGCTCGACCGCACCCGCATCGGATGCCCGCAGACACACAGCACAATCAGACTACGATATCGGCCTAGGCTCATGGAGTGAATGCCAGTTCCTCCGCGTCATCGTGCAGGGCCGCTGCTGCCCCGTTGATCGCCCGCACCGCCATCTCCAGTGCGTCTGGACCGTCGTCGTGATCGCCCCGCGGGAACTCGCCCAACTGATCCAGCAGCAGCCGACAACCTGCACTGTCCCTGAAACGGAACATGTCCGCCGCTAGCAGCGGCCCGAGACTCGACACCCGCAGCACCTTGTTCCCGGTGTTCACAATTGTCTGGAGAGGCATCGACAGCCGCCGAGACATAGCCGCAGTTTGGAACGACTCCGCCAGCACTCGCTGGAAACCGTTGCCCTCCAGAACCATTAGGTTAGCGCGATGCCGTGCATACATCTCGACAGCATCGACGGCAATCTCCGTTTCTGACCGTCGTCGGATGTCCGCATCCACCCACAGCTTGCCAGACGCTCGCCCCACGAAGACGATGGCCGAGTAGTCGCCC